ATACCTAATTAGCCTAGTTTCCATCCCTACAAACTGTAGAAACCAAATAGCCGTGGCATCCGACCAACCCAAATCAAATATGGCGTGGACAGGCTTTGAGGCATCATACGGAACACGGGTAATCCGTCCGTCTAACTCTGCCATCTGCATTTCACGGGCAAACACAGCCCCATCCACCGTCTGTCGGCAAATCCCTTCCCACACCGTGTTGTATGCCTCTACATCACGATCCCTTAGCGCATCCTTTTCTAGGCGCAGGGTTTCAGGAAACCAAGGGTTGTCCGACCAATTAATCTTTTGCACTATGCAATCAGCGGGCGGGTTCAATACAAACCGCTGATATGTTTCATCCGATTCTAATTCAGGGTTAAACGTTACCCATATCTCGGAATCTTGCTTACGGATAGTTGGAATTAGCACGTTCCAACTAAGTTTTGACACGCTTTGGGCTTCCTCAACCCAACAAATATCCACGCCTTCAAACGATTTGATATTGGTTACGTTGTTTTTCAAACCCACAAACGCTATTTCAGTACCATTGATGGCCCGAATTGATGATTGCGTGATCTCATAGAACCCATGCATACCCAAGGCATCAATCTGATCTGATAGCAACTTGTGCACAGAATCTTTAATTGAAGTTTGGAATTCACGGGCGCACAGAATGCGTAATGGACGTTTAGCCCCCAAGATCAACAAGGCACGGGCCACACCCCAACTCTTAGCCCCGCCTCGCCCACCGTACAAAACCTTATAACGTGATTTCTCAAACAGGCAAGATAGCTTGACCGGAAACTCGGCCTTAGCTATCGCATTTTCTACAATATCACTCATTCGGTTTTACAAATGTGACTTGGATGCCCGCAAGCAATGGTGAGCCATCTGCGTTCTCTAGCGTATTAGCTTGGATAGCTTTGCCATCAATACGATCTATCAACTCTTTGACAGCCCATTGCTCGCCTTCCTCTGCCGCCGTGATCAGCACCTCAACCACGCTGTTTAACCGATGCGGCTCTTGCACAAGTTTCTTACGCATAGCATCGTAGAACAGCCTACTCTTAGCTGCGTTCTGATTGCCTTTAGGTGCGCCTACCTGAGACATTGATTTAATCCCTAAATACTTGACATAATTAAGAGTTATCCACAGGCTTATCTGAGTTATCCACAGAGTTATCCACAGGTTCAACCTGTTTTGCTATGTTTCTAATTATATCTTCAGAACTCTTAGCCACCACAACAGGAAATTCCCGCAATGCAGCAATAATAAAGTTCAATTCTTGTGGACTTAACTCAATGTTCATTTTTTCTTAGCCTCACGCTTAACCGAATACGCAATGGCAACCGATTGTTTAACAGGTTTACCCGCTTTAATTTCGGCTTTAACATTTTGCTCAAACGCTTTTTTGCTTGCTGATTTCTTTAATGGCATTTTGTGGCCCTCTTTCGCAGTAATCAATAATTACATCTCTATTTTTTTCAAACCAACCCAACCTAGTATTGCATTGTTGACATAAAACCCCACGATATGTTTTAGGTATTTTGTGATCAATACACATCTTTTTTGCTTTTGTGCCACAAATTTCGCACGGCAATGACCTTAAATATCTAGCTTCATCAAGGCTCAAACCATACTTTTTCTTAACGTCATATCTAAGTTGATTTAATTTTAAGTTGTCAGGCAATGTGCCGTTATTGGCAAATTTATGCCGCATCTTGCCCTTCCTCAATAAAACACACATCTTTCCAAGACATAATCAGATAACGATCATCGCCTTCAAAGTATTCTTGATAGCTTAGATACTCGTTATCACCCATTGTTCCAAACCGGATAAAGCTGCCTGGCTGTATTTTGTTTTCAGCTTGCGGGCCAACAGCTACTACTGTGCCCATGTTGTCTTTTTCTGACATTACAACCTGCAAGATCGAACTCTTAACCCGTTCTACAGGTTTAACAACAATACGATCTCGTAAAGGTTTAAGCCTCATTTGATTCTCCCTTAGCAGGTCTGCCACGCTTGGCAACCACGGGTTCATATTTTGGGCTTGGTATCTTGCTGTATTCCCCGCACCAGTCGTTTTGATGCTTGTTTAAGTGCTCAGGAAAACGCCGACATTGCCCCATCATATCGCCACGCAGCCAAAATAGACAGTCGTAGCATGAGGCACTAGAATTGATTGCAGCCATTCATAACTCCTTTTATGTTTGGTTAGAAAGCCCGATAACTCGTAATTATCGGGTTTTCGCTTTACTTACAATCGCCACGCTTGTGTTCGTAGCAAATCCCTGCTGTGCGGCCTGTGTCAAACTTCTTGTCTGCACCTGCGGCATCCATTTTGCCCATGCCTACGCCGTCTTTCTTCATTTCTTTACGCTCGCCTGTCTTGTCCGATGCTGCAACACCTGCTGGGCGTTTGAAGTCGTTACCATATTTCATAATATTTCCTTATTTCAAGAATCTTAGTTTGTACAACGTGCTGTTAATCAAATCTGCAATTTCATCTACGATATTTTGCAGTTCGGTATCCTTTGGCAAGTGTTCCCGACTATCCTCTACAAAATCCTTTAGTCCCTCAAAATACTTTATCGGCTCTTTTTCGCCGTGGAAGTCATTGGGATATTTTTTGATCTGCTCATATTTGCCCTGATAACTCTCAGCAAATGTATCCACCAAATCCACAATGCTTTCATAGTATTTTTGCAACGCTTTATGTTTTGCATAGGAATCCGTTGCCAAATGCTGAAAATGGGCAATCGTTGCGCTATGCAACATCACAGCTATAAATGCGGCGGATTCTTTTTCCATTATGTAATTGTGCCTTATTTCATAGGATAGTCAAGTAATGCCTACCTCTACATAGCCACCAATATTATCTTCTAGGTGTGGATGTATTCTAAACCTTTTGTCGTTAACTTGTAAGGCATCTGCAATTCCATCACGACCCGCTTTAAACGCTGAGATCATATTATCGTCATCACGATGGCGGCGATCAGGCGGATAAAAAGTTATCCACAGGTTAATGTTTCCGTCCGGCGGAACAGTCAGCCCTGCGGCTAGCGTCAACAACTTACATTGCTCACGATACGCTTTGGCAAACTTGCTCTTAACAGCCCAATGCAACTTTTTGTTTGGGTTTAATTCTTTCGGAGGCCACGGTAATTTGAATGTTTGCATATAAAATTGTTTGTTTTGTAATACTTATCTAGTATACTTCAACTAGCTTAACAAGTTAAGGCTTGATATGACGTTATATGTCTCAGATGATGAATTCGTCAAAGTATGGAACGAACTTGGCTCACCTGCGCTAGTTTCTAAACATCTAGGTATGACGGTGCGGGCTGTTTATTCTAGACGTAGAGGTATTGAAGTAAAGCACAAAATAAATTTAGAAACTACTAACCCGCAACAGCCTATACAACCTCAGCCTAAAAAGATACATCAAACGCCAGGACAAGTGAGGCGGGGCATAGAACTAGAAAAGGGCGTGGTGATTGTATTTTCCGATGCACACTTTTGGCCTGACGATACTACCACAGCGTTTAGAGCCTTACTAAAACTAATTAAAGAATTAAAGCCCGCTGCCATTGTTTGTAATGGTGATGCATTTGATGGCGGTGCGATCAGTCGGTTTCCTCGTATTGGATGGGACTCTAAACCAACCGTTAAGCAAGAATTAGAGGCTTGTCAGTTTTATTTAGGTGAAATTGAAAACTTGGTTAAGTCCTGTGAACTAATTTGGACAATGGGCAATCACGATGCCCGCTTTGAAACCGTATTGGCAAACAATTCCTCGCAATTTGAGGGCGTAAAAGGGTTTACGCTTAAAGATCACTTCCCACGATGGCAACCTTGTTGGTCTTATTGGGTCAATGAAGATACCGTTATTAAGCATAGATTTAAGGGCGGGCGCAACGCAGGGTATGCCAACGTCTTAAATAGCGGCGTAAACATCATAACGGGCCATACGCACGTTTTAGCCGTACAACCCATAACAAACTATACGGGCACACTTTGGGGCGTTCAAACAGGCACTTTGGCTGAACCCAACAATATGCAGTTTGCTGATTACACGGAGGACAATCCTAAAGATTGGCGTTCAGGCTTTGCCGTGTTAACTTTTGATCGAGGAATGTTGTTGATGCCGGAACTTGTACAAGTTCTTGGCGAAGATGAAGTCGTATTTCGGGGCAAAATTATTAAGGTTTAAGCATGAAACTTACTTCCGGCAAGTTAGAGGCAATTTACTTGATGCTGCTCAAACTCAAACCCTTTGATGCCTGGAAGATGCCGCCCACCGATGAAATCATCTTTCAAGTGACCAACGAAACCGATGCAATGGGCACTTATGTTTATGATGATTTGCAGGAAAAGCACGTTTTAACCATATCTAA